CAGAGCGTCTTTCAGCAGGAGTCATACTTGCTCTTTTTGCAGAAGAAACACATTTTGGAGTTCCTTCTCCAGGTTCATCACTCGCGCAAGTTCCCCCAGTTACAACATTTACCCATCCAGGTTTTCCATCTTCTGAACTGGACTTATTGAACCATTTGTGTAGATTTCCTTCTTTCACATCTTTAAATTTTTTATGATGCTTTTTGGCATCTGCTTCCATTTTTTTCAAACGTGTATAATAATCTGGAATCTCATCCAAATGTTGAAGAGCAATTTCAGTTGCCAATTTTTGATTTTTTGTATGCTCGTGTTCAATTGGAGCACCCATATCAAGTTGTTTCTGAATAAACGAAACTTCAAGACGATGCTTTTTAGCAATCTCTTCCACTGTTTTATATGGTTTCAATTGCTCATTCATTGGTTAAAACTTATTACTCCTTATTATTTAGAAAACCTTGTTTGAGCAATTTTGAGAGTTCTGAAGTTGACCCAACAAATACTGCATTATTAGTCACATTATTAGTTGTTTTTACTACATCTTCTTCAATATCTTTGACTTTCTTTTGCAGATCGATTAACTTATCAGTTGTATCGGCAACACTTTTAATTAATTGTCCAGCAACTTCATACGCTCTTGGAGATCCACCTTCTCCAGCAAGTTCCATAATCCCATTAATTGCTTCTTGACCCTTTTCAATCAAAGAATAAAGATTTGCCCTAGTATAATCGTAGTCCTTTTTAATATCAGTTGTTGTTTTTTTATTCAAAACTTCAATTTCAGTCTCTGACGATTTGACATCAATTATTTGATAATCATCATTTTTATCAATATTAGACATAATTTACCTATTTAAATATCTTTTTGTTGAGTTGGACTATATTCTTTACTATCAAAAAACATTTCTACACTTTCATTGAATCCAAAATCATCTTCTGGTTGTGCATCAATTGGATCTGGTGTTACCGTATACCTCATTTCTCTCTTAGCAGTTGTTGCATCTGATGATGAATAATAATCAACTTGAACCTTACGAATGAGTCCATCTGTACTGTCAGAAATTGGACCAAATAGATATGTTTTTGCTGTGAAATTAAATGTATAAATTAAAATTCTTCTTGTTGAAAAATCTCCTTCATAATCATCAGTAAAAGTAACACTATCTAAAACAACAGGAATATCTCTTTTTTCTCCTATAGAATCAATAAGATCAATAGTCATATTGAACGATGGTTGAAAATATGGTAAAATTTGTTCAACAACTTGTAAAGCATCATCTTGCAATTTTGTCATTAAATTTAATTGAAATCCTATATTATAAGGAACTGGTAAAAAAACTTTTTTTATGTTGTCAGGTCCACATGCCTTGAATGTCTGAGTTACCGAAGATTTCCTGGTAGCATCGTATTGAATTGATGTCATCTCAAATGCTAATCTTGGCAATGTCATTGCAATTGGTTTATTTAATTCAGGTTGCTGTTCAATTCTTGCAAGAAACTTTTGTATTGGACCATATGCGAGATTAACTTTCATCTCACTAATACTGTCTCCACCAGAATCTTTATGTCTAATATAAATGTCATTAAAAAGTGTACCGAAAGAAATAACGGTTCTTCTTATAATCTCATGATAGTAATATTTTCCTAGCATTAAAATGTACCGAATGGATTTGATTCTGAAAAGTCTACAATTCCGTCTGCTTCTTCTTCAATTTGTATATTTTCACTATATTTATCATATTGATCCCATTGATCATAAGACTGTACCGAATAATATGCACTTGAAGATGATCCAACAATAATTTCTCCAGGATAAAATCCTGATGTTGCTGCATTGTCAACAAATGAAACCTTAAGAACCTTAGTATCAAAATCCCAAGATTTAACTCTTGCAGTAGTTCCCGAAATAGATCCAGAGATAATTTCATTAAACTGATAAGTACCAAATCCAACAAGTACTGGGGGATTTGCAATATTTACAGTTGGTGTAGTGGTATAACCAGCGCCAGGATTTGTAATTCTGAAAGAATTTACTGATTGACCAATACCAACTATTGAAACTGCAGTTGCTGTTTGACCAGATCCAACAGAACCATTAATAGTTACAATTGGGGGAGTTACATATCCATTTCCATTATTAGTAATATTAATTCTGGAGACTCCATATAAAGAAGTTTCTATAGAACATGTTGCAGAAGCTCCAACTCCTCCCCCAATGATAGAAATTGATGGGGGTGTCGTATATCCAGATCCTGCATTTGTAAGAATTAGAGATTGTATTGAATACACTCCCGCTCTTTCTGTTGTAATTGCTATGGCTGATGCATTAATGCCACCAATTGGCGCTGTACTTATTGCAACAGTGGGAGTTGATGTATACCCATATCCATCATTATTCAAGAATATTTCCCTAACATACCCAGTATTGATAACTGCATTAGCAGTTGCAACTGATCCAGAACCAATAAGTTGAAGAGTTGTTATATATCCTTGATCTTCAATTTGCTTGTCAATTTCATCAATTGTTGTATCAATAATCTCATCTTCATATTCAAATAATTCACATTTTAATTCATAAACATAGAGTTTTCCTAACTGGTAAAAATTAACTTCATGTTCTACAAATTTTACTTCAAATAATCTTTGACCAAGAGGGAAATAAATTAAGTCACCTTCTTTTGGTCTAGATGCAAGTTCAATTTCTTCAATATTAGCAGAATTATTAAATGGTGCTATAAAATCTTCAAATCTTTCCTTAGATATTATTAAACTTAATTCATCTTTTAGACTCATTCCAAATTTAGTAAGAAGATCACCTGAACCAGTATATCCATCATAATTATTAACGTATGCTTCAATTGCATAATTATCGTCAAATTTTGATGATGAAATTTCTTTAATAATAGTTTCTTTTCTTACAAATTTTCTTGGAATGTAAATTACATCTATACCATATATTCTTAATTGCTCATTAATAAGTTCTTGAACAAGTCTTTGTTCATTTGGTGAACCTTGAAGAAAGAAAGGATTGAGTGCCATTATTATCCAATAAAATCGTAAGGTGGAAGTTCATATTCAAGAGTCATTCTTTGCTTGAGGTCATCAAGTTCTTTTTCGGCATCATTGTATAGTTCTCTACCATTAAGTTCAATTCCACCAGGAAGCTTGACTCCTCTGAATTTAATTAAATTTTGTCCCCATTGTTTTTTTATAAGGGAAGTTAGATATTTTTTCAAAAAACTATCATTATAAACTTTAGTGAAATCATTTGGATCTAAGATTCTATAGCAATCGATGATAATAAAGGAATCTAAACTTTGTGATTTCCAATCAATATCTAAATACATCCTATTTTGTCTTTTATTATATCTAATTTGCTTATCTGTAGTCAAAAGGAAGTCAATATCTTCCAAATAACTTTTAACCATTGCATATTGTAAAAGTTCAACCGAATTAAAATAATACAAATCATTTAAAAATAATTGATATTTAATACTAAACATACCTTGTGATATGGAACTAGTATCAAATTTCCAAACTTTTTCAATACCAATTACAGAATCTGGCACTTGAATATAGTTTGATGTTTCGTAAAAATTATATGATACTGTACCAATTCCACTAATATTCGATGTTGAAGTTGTTGTAACTATTCCTGGACCATTTGTATTTTTTGCTTTTCCTCTATCAAGATCTTCTTGAGTTATTTTATATTTTAAATACATTCTCTCGACACCATCAAAGTGTCTTTCGTAAAAATACTGCAATGCATCATCAACTAGATCATCAATTTGTTCATCCGATATATTAATTTCTAATACTGGAGCACCAAGTTTTCTGAGGCAATAGTCTATTAGTTCTTGCCTAGTTGCGGGTTTTGCCATTAATAGATTCCTCCATCTATTGCATTTGACCAAACGGGGACGCCAGAATTATCTGTTGTCATTATATAGTTAGTATAATTTACAGAATTGCTGGTAGATCCAGTTGAAACTAAAAAACCAGAAGAATTAAAATATGCAACTCCGCCAACATTATAATTTGGATAATAAAATGAGGCAATTGTTGCAATACCAGTTATATTTGCATTTCTAGCAGTAAATTCATCAAATCTTAAATCATCTTGAATATAAAGATCGCCACTAATATAAACATCATTATTAAAAGTTGCAATCCCAACAAAAGTTGATATTCCACTAACATTTAATTGGGATACAGATGCAATACCACCAATAACATTTACTGAATTATTTGAATTTTCAGTAAAAGATGATCCACCAGAAAAAGAAGAAACAACCTTAATTGTATTTTGTTGACCAACTCTTACCTTTATATCGGACATTATCGAGTAACTCCTTCTCTTACGAGAACCATTCCCTCAACCACTCTATTTTTAACATTATAGTTATCAATAATTAAAATATCATACACATATCTTCCAGGTTTAATTGATAAAGTTTGTTCGGAAGTTAAATTTAAAAATACTCTACCTAGTGTTGGTGGGTCGGTTATAGTTGCAGCAAAACTAACAGAATTGGAACTACCAGACCATTTTCTCAATTGAGATTCGACAGTATAATTTGTTAAGTCTAGTGCTGATTCTGTATCAGAATTTTGCAAAGTAAAAGACTGTGAAAAATCAGAACCAGCGTTTATAACTAGATTGTTTACATATACTGCTGCCATCTATTTTTTTGATCTCTACTTTTTATTTATGTCCCCAACACACTGAGAGAATTTATTACCTCTTGTTGCTTAAGATATAATTTACAATATAATTTTGCAAATTTTTTAAGTTCTTCACAATTTAATTCATCAATTGTTCTAGAATGTTTTTCAAATTCAAATAATTTATCAATTGATTCCAGTTCTATATCATTTGGTTCCATTAACTAACTCCTTA